ACTTGCTCGAGTCCCATCTCTTCCCAGAACAACTCGCGAATTTGCGGATTCGAATTCCAGTTGAGTTCGTATCCGGCACGGCGATTCATCTTGTCGGTGAGTTTGTCCGTGCGTCGCTGTGCCTTGCCGATCCATGTATGGATGTACTCCTGATCCAGCAAGATGCCGCGCTCTTCCATGTCGCGCAACGCCAACGTCAGCCAGCGCTCGTTCTTGTAGAGTGACATGAGCGATGGATAGCCAGGAGGCTGTGGCCAATGCTGCACCATCGAGATCATCATGTCGTACAGACGCAGTGTCTTCCATGGATCGCGGAGCCCGTACTTTCCTGCGATGCGCAGCGGCGCGACGATCCAGTCGCCGACGCCACTTCTACGCCGACCGACCCGTTCACGGATGGCGTCGATCAAGTCGGTGTGCTCTTCTCCTGCGTCGTTGTGCACATAGTACCGCGCCAGCAGATCCAAGTCGTGCGAGTACGTGAAGAACGGGTACTTGCGCAAAGGCGCGCCACGCTGATCCAGCAAACGACTAAGTGTCAGCGTGTCGTGCACCGGATACGCGATGTGGATACCGAAGGATTCGCGAATCATGTGCATGTCAAACTTACCATGATGGAACACGAGTCGCCGACGGCGTGTCACTTGGCGTCCGAGCCATTTCGCTGCACGTCCGAGCGCGCCACGACAGAAGAATGCTGCTGTGTCTCCCGCAGCAAAGCAGAGCGCGCCAACGCGATCAATCTGCCAGTCGAGTCCTGTCGTCTCGGTATCAACAGCGAGTGTCCCGTGCTCCAGCTTGTCGAACACTTCTTGGATGCCGTCGGTGCCGCGCACGATGTACTGATGGCGTGGCAGTGGCGATTGGAGTATGCTCATTTCGAATACCGTGAGCGCACGTCCTTCACGCCGACGCCTCGCCATCCGCGTATGCCATCACGCTTCTTCATCATGAGATCGGTGCGCTCACTGATGAGTCGATTGAATGCGATGTGTGTCAAGGGATTGCGTCCTCGGGTTTCCTGCCACCAGTCAACGAACGATTGATAGAGCGCGGCGCGTGGTGTCCACTCGTTGCTATTCATCTTGCATCGCGCTGTGAAGAATTCGCTGATGATATCGTACTCTTCCTTGTAGTCGTGGATGGCTTTGCGTACCGTGTCCGGTGCCATCAGTCCATTGCGTCGCCACTCGTGACAACCTTCCAGCGCCCAATTCAGAATGCCGGGAAGTTCCTTGATCAGTTGCGCAGCGAAGTTCTTCTTCCGTCGGTGCTTCGGAATCGTCACGGTAAACGGCACCATCAAGATGCGTGACCAGAACGCCTCGGTCTGCTCGCGCACCAACGGCAGATGATTGGCCGCGAGCCAGAGTTTGAATTGTGGTTTGAATTCGAAGGAGGACTCGTACAGATTGCGTGCCGTGACCGTGTCGCCACCAGTCATCTGCTTCAGCACGGTCTCATCAAACGACCGATCGCCACGTGCCTCGATGGCAGTGACCATGCGAGATCCCCGCATGCGCGCCAAGTCGTGCCGCGGTCCTTCGTTCCGTGTGGACTGGAATGTAGCGAAGTCTGATTGGATCGAGTATCCACTCATCAGCTCGCGAAGGACTTCCAGAAAGGTAGACTTTCCATTGCGCCCTTGGCCGTAGCAGAAGAAGAGCGCGTGCTCACGTGTGTCGCCCGTCAATGTGTAGCCGACCGCTCGACGGATGAAGCCGATGAGTGCCTTGTCACCTGCGAAGATGTCGTTGAGGAATTGATCCCACTGATGGGCCTTGGCTTTGCGAACGAACTCGACGGGCGCCAACTTCGTGATGTAGTCAGTGCGCTTGTGCTTCAGCAATCGCCCCGACTGTAGATCGATGGTCCCGTTCTGCACATTGAAGAGCCAGCGGTCGCGATCCAGCTGGTCCTCCCGAATCGATATCTCGGGCTCGGTCTTCGCCAGATCGATGATTGCTCGGATACGCTCCGCGCCTTCTGATCGAAACGCATGCGCTTCAATTGACGCGCGCTTCTCCTCGTCCTGGATGCGCTCAGCTTCGCGATGGATCGAGCGCACTGTCTCCTTGGCCAAGCGCATCGCTTCGCCAGTCTTGTCGGGTTCCCAATGCGTGCCCTGCCAGAGGAACCATGGATTTTGTTTCTTCGAGAGCACGCTGCGCAGTCGTTCATGATGCTGCGCGACAAACCGACGCACGTTGCCGAGGTCGGTCAGGTTCTCTTCTTCTTGCGCAGGATCCTTGGCGCCAATGCTGTTGGAGATCTTCTGTAGCTGCACATCGTCGAGTGGCGGCCGGACCCGTGATGCGTTCTCAATACGAAGCGCTTCGAGGATGGCACGCGGCGATGCTCCTCGTCGACGCATGCTTCCTGCCAAGGATGTGAGCAACTGATCGCGTTCGCCCTCCCGAATGATCTCGGGCAAGGGCGGAGCAATCTGCTTGATGCTGCCCTTCTTCAGGAATCGAAACAGACGCTTCGGAAACGGCGCGAGATCGATGCGGTCTTCCCATCGATAGGGCTCATCGGTCTCGGGATGGATACTCGGTGGAGCGACCACATAGCCGCCATCACCGAGGATATCGATGGCGACCTTCCTATCATTCTGAGAGAGCGGACGGATCATGCGTTTGAGATTCGTGCCGTCGCGCATGGGAGCGAAGTATAAATGCAATCGCCCTTCACGACTGACGGCGGACCGCGTGACCAATCCTTCACGAGGGAGTTCCAACTTCTTCAGGAACTTGAAGCCGCTCACCTCGTGCGCCTTGGGCTCGTCCAAGTCGATGACGATCGGGCCGTGCTCACTATCGCATGCGATGCCGATGTTCGCGTCGGGCCACTTGCGCCACCATTGTCGGATAGTCCGTTCATCCGTGGTTGCACTACGGAATCCTCCTTTGATTCGCGGCTCTTTCCCTGCCAACGGAAAGACCCGCCAACCGTAGTGAGATGCGTAGCGCAGAGCCGCTTTGAGCAACGAGTTCATAGGAGGGATGGAATGCTCGTGCCTCGAGCGTGCGCCCGAGACACGAGCATCAGTTGAGGAAGGAACTACCGAGACCTACTTGCGCGACTTCTTCTTGCCGCGCTTCGCAGTCTTCTTGGCCTTGGCCTTGCCCTTCTTGGCGGCCGGACGCCCCCGCTTGCGCGGAGCCTCGTCTTCATCTTCATCCTCGTCTTCCTCGTCCTCGTCGTCATCCTCCTCATCCTCGTCTTCATCCTCGTCGTCTTCGTCTTCGTCTTCTTCGTCCTCGTCCTCCTCGTCCTCCTCGTCTTCGTCGTCGGAGTCTTCCTCATCATCGTCGTCCTCGGAATCCTCCTCGTCGTCTTCCTCGTCCTCGTCATCGTCTTCGTCTTCATCGTCATCGGAGTCCTCGTCATCATCCGAGTCCTCGTCGTCCGAATCTTCGTCCTCGTCCTCGTCCTCGTCGTCTTCCGAGTCCGTGTCGTCATCGTCGTCCTCGTCCTTGTCTGCCTTGAGCGGCAGATACTGCACGACGGTGTTCTTCTTCTTGCCGAGGTACATCTCCGTGCCGATGACCGCGCGGAACTCGTCGTTGTACTTCTTGACGAGGGCGAGCAGCTCGCGCAGCGTCATCTTCTTCGGTGCCTTCTTGATGCCCATCGCCTTGAGGACCTGCGCGATCTTCCAGCCGACGTGCGGGGCGATGTTGTCGAAGACGTTGACACCCTTGTGCTCGGACTTCTTCCCCTTCTCCGTCGTGGTGAGCGTGGAGATCAGGTTGAGGATGCTGCCGTCGCCCGCCGAGTTCGGCTTGATGGCGGACTTCTTGTTGAACTTGAAGCGGTACTTCCCTCCGGGCGCTGTCGGGAACTTCTTCCCGCCCTTGAAGTCCTCGGCCGTCAGCTTGATAACTTCATTGCCGAGACCCTTGCCGCCCTTGCCCTTCTTCGGCTTCGCCATTGGTTCAGTCCTCGTGATGAATGAATAGTAGCCCTGCATCCAATTGTCCTGCTGCATACTTTTACCTCTTGGCCTTGCGCGCCTTTGCGCGAGGTCCCTGCTGGATCTTCTCGATCAGGTCCGTGAGCAGTGTGTAGTTGTCGATGTCGAAGCGGATCTTCCGCTCTTCTGGCGAAAGCCATCGCGCTCGAGTCTTCGCGTAGTACTCTCCGGGTTTCGGGTTCAACTGCAGATAGCGCACGCCCTTATCGTTGACGCGCAGATAGATACAATGATCCAGGAAGTAAGGGAGCTGGTCACGCATCTGTCCCTGCAAGGACGGATACATCCAGCCTTCCTGCTCCATGTACTTCTCACCCATGATGAGGATCTTGGTCATGGGCAGTGCCTTCATCATGCGCAGATAGCGACGCAGCTTGTTCGCCATGATGCCCCACTCGCGCTGCTCGATCAGATCTGGCTCTTCGCGATTCTCCTCAGCACGATCGGCCAGTTGGGCCAGGATGATTTGCTGGATATCGTCGAAGTGATCGAAGACCACCGAGCCGAACTTTCCCTTCCAGTTCTTGGTTCCGGTCCCGGTAAGGTTGTCGTACAGGCGATTGAGATCCTTGATCTTGGTGACACGGATGCGTCGTACGTGTGCCAGCTGAGGCACGTGATCGAGGGACATGGTGCCCTCGTTGCTGTCGGCGAAGATCGGCTTGGGCGCGGTGGACGCGAGTGAAGTCTTGCCGCCACCGGACAGGCCGAAGATGCCGATCGTCGGATGGTACGCCGATCCGCCAACAGGAAGCGTACCATCCCCGCGTTTCTTTTTCATGCCGACCCTCGGCTAGCGTTTGCCGCGCTTGGCCTTCTTCGCCTTCTTGCGCGGTGGAGGAGTGTCCTCCTCTTCATCTTCATCTTCGTCTTCGTCCTCATCTTCGACTTCGTCCTGCTCGAGCTCTTCATCGTCATCCTCCTCTTCATCCGACTCCTCCGCATCCTCTTCGTCGCGTGCCTTGCCCTTCTTGCCCGCGAGATCGAAGGATACGGTGGCGAACAGATCGGCGGGTCGCTTCTTGCTGAGCGCCTTGGGAACCCAGACCATGATCAGGATTCCGTCCTTCGTGCGCGTGCCGAACGAGTGTGACTTCGGCGCGTCTTTCTTGTACTCGAGTTCTGCAGAGACCTTCATGTGTTCTCCTTGAGGGTAAATTGTTCTTTGATGATGTTGCGAACGTCCCGTTTGTTGCCGCGCACCAGACAGAGATTGTAGAAGTCGCAATCATAGGAGCACGACTCCCGCTTCGAGGGATAGATGGCCGCGTCGAGCATGTCGCGGACAATGCGCAGTGTGTCGCGCTCCCACATGATCAACTCTTCTGGCGTGCGTTCAATCGACTCGCGCCCGAACAGCGGAGCCTTGACACGCGGTCCCGGCATCTGTCGCCGAAGGACCGTGCGCCATGCAATCAGTCGGTCGTATCTCCTGTGGGTGAAGGGTGGAGGAAGAGGACAGAACTCATCCGTCGACGCGCGCCACATCGCCCACATATAGGTGGACAACTGTGCATCGAGGTCCATCATGTTGAAGCCGATACCGTTCTTGGTTTTCGTTTCATCCATCGCGAGCACACGCTTGTAGATGGTGGGCTCGAACATCTCATCGATCTTGCCGCGGATGAGGATGCTGCGATCCTTCACCAACGGTAAGACAAACTGCCACTCGGGAACGACGATGCGCTTGCCAATAGCACGGTCGTTGTTCTCGTTCTTCTTGCTGCGAATCCACTTCGTGTAACCGAGCAGCATGGCCGTAGCCAATTCGCGGTCCTTGCTGTTGATCGGCACCTCTTTCACTTTCTTGAACGCGGCTTTGGCTGACTTCTCCATGCCATCAACGTCGCGCTGGTCGCGTGAGAGTTTGTAGAACTCCTCCTTGCTGGCATGCACGAGGATGCCGTTGACCCGTGGCGCCGACACCTTCCGCGAGACGATGCCGACGCGCTTGTCCCAATTCCACTGGAGGCGACACCGAAGGAACTGCCCGATCTCGCTGGCGCTGATGATGAGCGGTTCATCGGGCGTGGGCTCGAACGGCTTCTCCATCCGTGGCGCGCCTTGCAACGGTCCATCCAGTTTCGTACGATGGATGGACTTCGCGAAGAACAAACCTTTGCCTTTGATCATACGAGATCGTCATCGCAGTCGCAGTCTTCATCGCTTCGACAGCCGCACGGACGACGATCGCGAGGCATCGAAATAGCTGACATCGTGAATAAGACAGGCACTCCCGTTCCTTTCGATTCGACTCGGACGAAGATTCCGAGTGTCTTGGCGTTGCGGAGTGTAATAGACACGGTGGTCTGGAGCGCGAGCAGTTGCTGGATGACCTTAGCTTGCTGTGCCATCCTCTGTGCCGGACTCATGACAGGTTTCTTCCGGCGCTTCTTCGATACGACCATTGTCTCCTCCTTTAGTCTGGGCGTTTTATACATGAGTCCAATGTCTCTACGATCAACGGGCGATGTCCCGTTTCGTCGCAATGCTTGAGAAGCCACCCTCGATGAGGGAAGTGCTGCTGGCAAGAGCATAGTCTTCGCTTCTCCGCGTGTGCTATGGCGCGATCATTCTCCCGTCGCGCACGCACCCATGCGGGTACCTGATCGTCAGACCATCCACTGAAATCGCGAATGCTCATGCCGCCTCCATGTCTGCGAGATCCATCTCGATGGCTTCAGCCACAGAGAACACCTTCGAGAAGTCTTCGTGCTTGTCTGTCCGAGTGACCAGCATGCGTTCCTCGTAGGAATCGGCGACGATGATATGGTAGCTCGTGGCGGGGACGATCTTGCCCGTACCTTCCTCGGGACGGCGCACACGTCCTTCCGTCTGCTCCACGTCACGCTGGTTCCATGGATGATCGAGGTAGATGATGGTGCCGTACTTCCCGAAGTTGAGCGACGTGCCACCCACCTTGATCATGATGATGACCGCATCGTACTCGCCAGCGAGGAACCGTAGCTTGACGCGATTCACTTTCTTGCTACCCATGCCGCCCACGACCAGACCGATCTTCAACTTCCGCTTCTCGAGGAACTTCTTCAGCCGGACTGCGGTCTTGCGCCACATCGTGAAGATGACCGGAGGACGACCGTCGAGTTCCTTGATGAGATCGTAGACGATGGGATACTTGACACTCTGCGCCTTTGCGCCGAGCACTTGCGGGTCAACAAGATACTGGCGCATGCGGGTGACCCGAGCGAGGATCGATGGAATCGCTAGGATCTTCTTCTCGCCACGATGCGCCTCCATCTCCGCAAAGAACTGCTTACAGATTCGCTTGTACTCGGCGCGTTGCTTGGCGGGGAGATACGCCGTGCAGCGCACCCGAGTGACGGGAGGAAGGTTCTTCCAGACGTCCTTCCACAGATGACGGATGGTGAACGGCGCGATTTCCCAATTCAATAGGTTGGGGCGTTTCGGTGTGCGCAGATCGAGACCGCCCCAGAGCCCCTCCTCGATCTGTATGTGCATGTGCGCCCACCGCCAGAATGACGGATACTGCTCCGGGTACAAAAACTTCAGTACAGAGAAGAGCTCGCTGACGCCGTTGGCGTACGGATGCGCGCCGATCGCCATGCGATGTGTCGCCTTGATCTTGTGAACGGTGAGTGTACGCTGCGCATTGCGGTTCTGGATGTTCTGCAACTCATCCAGCATCGCCATGTCCCACGGTCGTGTCAGCCAACCTTCTCGTGCGTGGACGAGCGATTCCCAATGGCCAATGCACCATCCTCGCTCGACGGATTTGATTTGCTCGATCTGCCGACGCGACGGTCCATCGATGATTGTGATTGGCAGTTTGGCCGTAGACCAGCGAGCGATTTCCGATGCCCACTGGTCCTTGGCCGTATTCGGAACGACGAGCATGATACGTGATGCACCAACATACTGCGCATAACGAATGCCGACTAGAGTCTTGCCGACACCCGCTTCGGATGCGATCAACCATCCCGGTTGTTGCAACTCATACATCAACGCCAGATCGGCGCGCTGATGCTTGAAGTAATGTAAGGCGCGGGGATCTGCGATCTCTGCGTCCTCCATGGACTTCAATTCTCTGACGTGCTTGACGTGGGCGACCGCGGCATCCAAGGCGCGCTCTGCTTTCCGGGACATCGGCAGTCCCATTTCTCGTGCGCGTTTCAGAATTGACATCACCGCAGGAGCCCATCCGCGATGCTGCTTGGCGGGAATCACGGCGAACTCACTGCCGAGAATCTTTGCCATCATGCGGACGTCCTCGTGCTCCCACCGAATGCGATTGTCCTTGAGCGTGATCATGGGAGATTGCGAAACAGTGCGCAAAGGCGCGCGCGCTTGCCGTCGAGCACGATGATCTCTTCCATCGGAATCTTGCCCACCATGCCGTGGAACTTCTCGCGACTGATGGGGTCTTGCTTGTGCCCTTCCTCCTCACCCTTGGCCCACATGAACGGGACAGTGATGATCATGTAGTCGGAGATGGCTTTCATCTTGGTGACGAAAAGCGGGAGCTCCGCGTCGCCGAGATGCTCGAGTACTTGGCAGCAGGTGAGGACTGAGAAGTGCTCGGGTGGCTTCCAGCCGAGGAAGTCTTTCTTGAACGCCATCACGTCCTTGAGCGGCGGACGATCCAAGAAGTCCACCGAATAACGACGGATGAACTGTCCCCACTGCGCGACTGGCGTATCGCGACATCCCACGTCGAGCAATGTCGCACGATCATAATGCATCATGCCACTCAACATGGTCAGCCACGATCGCACCAGTGCATAGTATCCGTAGTTCTGGCGCTCCGCCCAGTCCGTCATGTGTGGACCAACTCGAGATCGCCGTTGCACTTCTCGTACTCGAGTCCGTCTTCCCCGTATGACACGCTGACCACGCGCTCGCATTTCTTCTCGCTGTTGCGCGCCACACCGCGCTCGAAGGCATAGACGGTGGAGCATTTGGTGCAGCGCG